TAGCAGCAGGAACACAGTTAGGAACTGGCTTACCATTATCTCCTGGTTTCATTCCACGTTGCACATAGCCATCCCAACATGGAGCAGCCTTGCCAATTGATGAGTCATACATAGCCATAGAAACCTCTGAGTCGGTTTCTGAAGAGCATTCAGGACAGTCTGGGCAGTCTACATTGAGTTCTTTGCAGGTATCGCAATCGCAGCCCTGATAGGTGCTTGTAGGCATCATTGAGTCATCTTTTATCATACAACAATTATATCATGCCGTTAAGTCTATTGTGAGTTCTTATCCTGTGGCAGTTAGCACAAACTACTTCACACTTTTCAATCTCTTTTTTTATGGCCTTCCATGAGAAACCATCATGGATCATCCTTGATACATTATATTTTTTGTCTCTTATGTGATCAAAGTCTAAGATAATATGATTATTGATTCCACAATCCACACAGCCAGAATCCTCTTTTATCTTAGCAAGCATCTTTTTATACTGCTGCTTATTATAATGGTCTAACTCTTTGTCAGTCATTAATCTAAGTATACCGCCAAATATTAAGCCCCACACAGGCAATTCACCTGACTTGCGCCACGGTCTCTATCCAATGGGTAACTAATCCATCACTAAGGTCCTGTGTGGGGACATTTATATTGTACTACTTAATTGCGATTGTTTTTGGCAGTTTGTCTTCTGGGATCTGCTTTTCAAGTCTGATATCTAAGATACCATCCCTAAACTCAGCCCCAACTACCTCAACAAACTCAGGAAGGGTGAAGATATCAGTGAACTTACGAGCAGCAATGCCCTTATGTAGATACTCTGCACCCTCTGGCAACTCAGCATCCTGCTTCTCGCCCTTGATTGTAAGTTTGCGATTGTCTAGCGATACTGAGACATCATCCTTAGAGAATCCAGCCAAAGCAAATGAAAGAATATACTCTGTATCATTTAGTTTGATTTGGTTATAAGGTGGATAGTTTGTTGTTGTTGTTACCTTCTGAAAATTTGAGAAGGTATTGAAAAATGGATCATTAAAAAGATCCAGTGCTGTTTTTACCATGTTATTCCCCTTTCAAGCGAATAAGTTAATTTACCCCCCATTTGGGCAGGTATTAATATTATAGCATAACAAATGAGCAGTTTATAGACGACTGCTCAGGTCTATTAGCCACGAAGGTTCGACTCCTGCTAACTTTCCCGTCAAAGGAACATCCGTTGTAAAACCTTTTAAAGTCTCATAGCGGAATAGTATCTATTATACTACTTCTTTTTTACTGCTGCCTTCTTGCGAGCAGGTGCCTTCTTAACTACCTTGGCAGTCTTGACTACTCTATCTACTTCATCTACAGATGGCATCTTGCCGAATGCAGGATCGTTAGGATTGGCTGCTCTCAATGCTACGGGGATTAGTGCTCCAAGTAGTGAGTAAGCAAGCGTCTTTGGATCTGTTACGCCAGAAGCGTAAAGCGCGATTGCAGCACCAAGGACTGATCGTCCGTAAGATGCGAGCATTGCTTTTAGTTGTGTTGTATTCATTTTATTCCTCCTAGGATTTTGTTGCTTGACTGTAATGTAAATCACAGAGGTCGACAATTCTGGTTTCAGAATTTGCCCAAATCTGTGTACTCTCATCTTGGCAAGATTCCTCTTCACATATCAGCATGTTAAAGTGGCCCTTACCTTTGAGAATTATCACTAGACTATTCTATCATAGTCTTCTGGTAGTAGTTTCTTTAGTTCTTTGTATGCCCCAGAAATCTTCTTCATAGAATGATAGTGTGGATAGGCAGAACCAACCTCTCCATACTCATCAAAGTAGGCTATTTCAGGCTCAATATCAGTAATAAACTTATTTAAAGATACCTGAACATCATCAATATATTTATAGGCCCAGTCTCTGGAATCTGAAATAAATTTTAAAAAAGCCTCTGCAGAAGGATCTGTTTTATATTGAGACTCCTGAGCAAGATTAGATAGTTTTTCAGATATTAGAGTTTTATCAATATTTGCCTTTATAAGTTCTATGGTAGTCTGAGATAGTCTAATGCTTACTCTAACATACCTAACAATCAGCATGAAAAATAAAATAATTACTAACGAAAATGCAATAAACTCTATCATTCTTCTTTACCACCCTCTCTAACAAGCATTACGATTGCTCCATTTTCTTCTAGTGCTTTCTTTGCACGGATCATATACTCCACGGCCTCTTTTCTTTCTTCACCAGACAGGCTCATGAACTCTTTTTCACTTGCCTTTACTGTTAAAAAGTGATCATGGTCAACTATCTGAAGTTGAAAACCTTTTGGACCTCTTAAAGATCTAAAGGCTCTTCGCATTGAATCTGTATACATTATTCTTCCTTCTTCCAATGTAGATATGATTTAATATAAACAACTGAATATGCTATTGCAGCAAAGATAAAACCATATTGTTTAGTAGTTACTGCATAATATATCCACATTGCTTCATTAAGAGTAGCCCAGATCCATCCCCATATGCGCTTTCTACCAATAAAATATATTGCTGCAACACCACTTGCTGCAAGTACCCAAGAAGCATAGTCATTCATCCACTGTTCCATGTTTTATTGCTCCACTGTTAATCTTTGCCAAGTATTTGCCCAGTCTATTTTAGACTTATGCTTAGAAAACTCTTTAGATATCTGACCACCTTCAAGATAAACTCCACCCCAGATACCCCACTCTTTTTGTGAAACACCAACAGCAAAACACATCTTAGACACTGGACACATAGAACAAAGTTTATCTACTGCAGGTCTTAAAAGTTCATCATCTTCATACTTTTCAAAGAATATATTTGTGTCATAATCTAAACACAAAGCATCATCTTTCCATTCATGCTTTGGCATATTAACTCACAAACTTGTCTGGTATATCCCATCCATTCTTAGAAGGTACAAAACGACGCTGTAGATGCCACTTCCCGTCTACAAATGCCCCCTGTGGGGCTGTTCTACCCTTCTCAGAAGGATAAGAGTTTACTACTGTCCACCCGTCCCACATCAAAGCCTTGTTTTTATTAACAATTGCTTCCATTTTTTCTAATGATTTAATTTCCATTATGTTCTCCTAGTACCTAAAAATGCCGTATTCGACATTATTTGTTTTTGCATCATCAACAAGTTTTGATACTTGTTCTCTATCCTTGCTTAAGAAAGCAAAGTAGTTTATATCTGTAATATTTTCTGTAATCCATGAAGGAGGTACAGGCTTGTACTTAATGCTTTTACCACGAGCCTTCAGTCCTCTTTCTGAGAGGTTAGCAAACTCCATAGCCATTAAATTAATATTTGCTGGTCCTGCAGAATAAAGATAGAAGTATGGATCATCCTCTTTTAAAGAGGACATCGTAACTGCCATGGCTCTAAGAAAAACCTGGTAGTCATCAAAACTACTAGTCCCCTGAATCCCCACTATCATTTTTCTTCCCGTCTCTCAATTGATCCATTATAAACAGCATCTTATCTAATTGTACCTTATCCATACCCATTGTGTCAACTAGGGTTGCGTTGGCTCCGTCTATCTCTGTGCCGTGCATTTCTGCACAGTAAAATGTTCCATCCTTAACAAAATAAGCCTTGTTATCAAAAATAACAACCTTTATATTTGTTTTTTCTTCCTGATTAGTTGACTGGCGTGGCACGACTTTCTTATATTCTCTTAGATGTGGAATCAAAGGGGAAACAATCTCATGGATATGGCTTTGGCTGTATCTAAAAGGGCTTTCTTTTTTGACAGACCTTTCTGCAGAGATTAGCCTGGTCGCAACAAACATCGCCACCATCGTTATAACTGACCCCAAAAAATATTCCATAGTTTCTCCAAAACGATTATACTACATATCTAGACTAATTATTCTTATGATTTCTCTCAATGTGTACTGCTTTTCTTTAGTTAGTTTGCTCACTTCAGAATCATCAAAAGCCTTTTCTGTTAGTCTTACCATAGGATTCTCTTCAGTTACATCTATATCTAAAAATCCTTCAGCCCATAAGAACATTGTTTCTGTAGAAATGTAGTCAGACATATCTTTAAATAGTTCAGGACTAACTTCTCTTAGTCTGTCTGTGAAGTTGTAAAGCATCTCACCAGTATCAATATCTACTCCAGAAACCTCAAGTGCCCCACTCAATATTAACTCTTCAATTTTATCCCCTGCGTCAGACATTAATTCTCCAGTTCATTGTTGATGGACCCTTCTTAATCAGTTTAAACATATGATCTTCATACTGCTCTTTAAGTTCTGCATATATATCTGGACTTACCTGCTGCAATTTATCAGTAATGGTGTACAGTATGTTGCCCTCATAGTCTATGTCGGCCATTTGAATAGCCCCCTGGTTGAGCAGGTGATCCAGAAGTGCTTGCTTCTTGATGTCCATTACTTACCTGACTTTGCTCTTGCCTTCTTCAAAGCGTCAAAATCTTTGACCTTTGTGTCTCCCATATATCCCCAGGCATATCCATCATTAATCATCTTATCATTAAGAGACTCTGTATCATCATTTATATACACCCAGCCAAGAATACGACCATACTTTTCTGATGAGTCCATCTTCTCAGTCTTAATTACAACAGACTTAGCATCCTTAAGAGACTTCTTTAAGTACTCCTTGGCTTCTAAACCAAGTGCCTTCTCAGCAAGATCCTTTGTGCGAGATTCAGGGGTATCAATACCAGCCAATCTTACACGGGATGCAAATAGGATATCAAACCCCAAATCAATAAGAACGTCAATGGTGTCTCCATCTACTACATTCTCTACTTTTCTTACATAGTATTCATACATTTGTAGCCTCCTTGTTTTTTACAAAATTATATACATCTAAGTCTATGCTATTTAACTCTAGAACCCTGTCTTTTTCTCCCTGAGTGAGCAGGCTTATAAAGTATTCAGAAGAAACTTTTTGATTATCCAACTCAGATGGTCCAACATTAATCTTAGTATTAAGATCAAAGTTTATATCAATACCGTGGTTTGACATGAACCAATCCTTAATTTTACCACAGAATACCCCCATGTTGTCAACTGTATTAACTATTTGAAAACTATTGATATTCTGAATTGCATTATCAAATGACGTTTTTTCATTTCCAATAAACCAGTCAAAGCCAAACCCCTCATGATACTTTTTCATCATTTCTGACCTATGATTTTTATAAAAAGATTCTGCATCCCAAGACCTTGGGTCAGCAGAGTTGCAAATAAATCTACTTTGATAGTTATTATGGATTAAAAAATTTTTATCCTCAATAAGGTAGTACAAAAATCTATCTCTATTGCTGCTTAACTCTTTGTACTCAGACCTTTGTTTTAAATATCTTGGATAAATAAAATTAAAGTAACTCGCTTTTGCTGAAAGTGGCTCTCTTATAAGTGTGGCGACATCAGGATTTCCTAAAAAGTCTATGGGATATCTACCTCCATGTGCAGATATATAGATTTTTGATTTTAAAAATTCATTGCTGTTTGGAAATATTGTGCTTGTATAGCATAAAATATCATTGTTAATATTATTTTTTATGTTCTCTGAAACAAAACTTCCAGCAGTTTTCGGTATGTGAAGAAAGTATAATTGCTTTAGTGACATGCTCTATCTCCTTAAATCCAGTATTTAACTATGGCAGTTGCTGCAAGGATTGACCATATTATATTAAACCAGATAATTGTTGGTAAAGTTTTTACTGTTGATGACCAGATTAGTGACAGACTGGTGATCAATGCAAATATGTATAGCCACCAAAACTGAACCCCAAATATAAGGCCTGGAATTATTATTGCTGCTTTAGTCATAAAAGCAAAAAACTCAACTGTGTTAGGTAGATCCCAGTATGATCTGTACCTCATTGTTTTTAAAGCATTAATCCATTCTGTTCTAAATTTCATTTTAGAGCCTCCAAAAACTTTTTATGATCCATACACTTAGAAAGTTGATATTCTTGATACTTAATAAAATTTTCGTACACGTCAAGACCAACTTTGTACTCTTCTGAATTTTCTAAATATTCAGTTGCAAAGGTTTTATTAATTTGTTCCTGTGCAGAACCAACAATCAGCCAATTATCGTAAGTCCAGTGATTTCCATTATCTTGATTATCTGGCATTCTATATTGCCATAAATTTATTTTTTCTTTTACTTTTTCTGGAGCATTTTCGTATGAAAATTTTTTCCAAAACTCAGTATCTTTTCTCATTGATAAATAGTGAAAGTATAAAAAATCAACAATTTCATTATTCATAGAAACAATTTTTTTATTAAATTCATCCCTAACTGGAACTGAATTGCTTAATATCCAGTTTGTGTTTCTAAAAATATGAATCAAACCAGCCATGCTTACCCAAATAGATGTTGCTTCCAATGGTTCTACAAAGTTTCCTGCAAGACCTATAGCAACACAGTTATTTATCCATGTCTGCTCGTATGATCCAGCACTAAACTTAAAGCCTCCTTTGTCTTTTCTTGGATATATAGGAGTGTATCCTAACAAATCCTCTATTTCTTTTATAGCGTCTGCTTCAGATATCAAAGATGAGTCGTACACATATCCGCAACCAAATCTATTTTGTAGAGGAATTTTCCACATCCATCCATACTTCATTGCAATTGCCTCCGTATACGGTGGTATTTCTTCTGTCATTTCAGTAAAAAATGGTATAGCAGAATCACATGGCAACAAATCACTATAACTTTTCCACTTTGATTTAAATACTTTTCCAATAATTAGTCTATGAAAACCGCTGCAATCAAAAACAAAATCACACACAATTTCTTCTTTGCTTTCTAGTATTAAACTTTTCACATATTCTTCTTTATCTAACACTACTTCTTTTATAACACCATCTATTACTTTAATTCCGCGTTCAATGCCTATTTCTTTTAATCTATTTGCAAGTTTTGTAGCATTAAAATGTATTGAAAATGTTGAAATATTATCATAATCTTGCATTGGTTTTTTGCCTAGGGCTTTTTTAAATATAAAAGGAACCTTGTTTTGTTCTGAAATTTTTTCTGAAAAATCAATTTCTTTTAAACTATTGTTTAAGTGTAGACTTGTTGCTTGAATAGGACTTGTTGATAAAAATCTAAGAGGAACTGCTTGTGCCCCTAGACCTGAATCTATTGGTAGAAAGCCATGATAATAGAACTTGTTATCATTATTCCAGTTAGTAAACTTTATTCCATTCTTTATTGTTGCATCACAATTTTTAACTAAATCTGGAATAGGAATTTCTAGATGTCTAAAAAACTGAACAAGTGTTGGCACGGAGCCTTCTCCAGCACCTAATATTCCTATCTCTTCTGACTCAATGACAGTTATGTTTAGTTTAGGATATGATTTTTTAGCCATTAGTGCAGTCAGCCATCCAGCAGTGCCACCACCAACTACAACGATATTCTTATTCATTACTTTCTACCCCATTGTATATAGTTCCACCCACGCTCATGTGCGTAGTAGATAAATATTTTAACTACCGTTTCCCAAAAAGCAATTGCTCCTGAAAGGGTTGCATCTCCAGTAATTACATAAGCAACAACAAATGAAGATAGTGTTCCCCATATGCGATAACTTAATGCTTTAGTAAAGGATCTAGCCCTGGTTACTGTCATGAAATAGTATCACTATCGTCTGGTCCGCCAAAATACTTTTCTATAACATGTACCATAATTCCAGCAATGATAAGAGATACAACAACTGCAATACCATTTTCTAACATTTATATTCCCATCTCTTTACGCTTTTGCGTAGCAGAAATAGCATGAATATCTGCACCTAAATCTACCTGCTCAATCTTATATCCTACATCACGACCATATACAATGTTGGTGATGTTTGGTAGTCTTAGTACTAATGCACCATCCATGAATTCATCCTTGGCAATATACTCTTTGACTTGATCAAACTTGAGTGGATCTTTTTCGCTTGTGTTATAGGTATTACGAACCCCTAGCAAAACCTGTTCTGTTCTCTTTCCTGCCTCTTTGTAAAGAGCGTGATGTCCTTCATGCCATGGCTGATATCTGCCCAGCATAAGGGTTGTAGGGGCTGTCCAGTCGTGTAACTGGCAAGCAGCAATGATAAGGTCAGCCTCTTCTTCTACTGTCATCCCACAGGGGATTCTGACATCGCATGACTCTGGGTCTTCCCACATCTTGTTTGTATCTTCAAATCTTCCAGACTCAATTCTGTCTACCCAAATTAAAATATCTGGCTTGCCAAAGGCTGCACGGGTTAGATCAGTTGGGCATACGAAGTCAACTATCACTGGAGCAACTCCCTGCTTAGAGATAAGTCTAGCCATATCTCCCATACGTCTTGCCTGTTCAATCCTATCTTCAGCGCTAAATCCTAGGTCTGAGTTTACTGTCGCACGAACTTCATCTGCATTAAGATGGATAGCGTTAATTCTTTCTTTGAGCGCCTTGGCTAACTCTGTCTTGCCTGCGCCTGGCAGACCAATAATCTGAATAATCATTTTTTCCCTTTCAACTATACTATAATACCACAGAACCAACAGTATAGTCAAACTGATCTATCTCCCAGGACCAGTCTTTGTATATAGCGTCAATGTGGTTTGATCCAAAAACATCCAGTGGCTTTATGTCTTTTGGCTTGTACATTTTTTCTCTAGCGTTAATAGATATTGATCCTATCCCAACCTTTTCTAAGGTTTGATTTATCTGATCTAAACCATCTTCATATTTATATACAGTATTTGCCATCACTATATTGTTTTTTGTATAGATTCTTCTTGACATAGAACTGGTAATCTTATTTAATTTAGTTTGATTATTAAAATACTTATCTACATCTGTTTTAGATGGATTCTTAATTTCGCTCCAAGAAAATGACATATACATATGAGACAAAACAACATCAAAAGGGTTCCTAATAAAAACAACAGACTCGGTTTTATCTAGCACCTCTTTTCCAAGCAAATCTTCTATTTTACTATATGGGATATGATTATAGAATGCGCCAACGTTTCTTGGTTTATGCAATGCGTTTTCTGGATGAATGGGAGTTACTACTGCTGATTCATCTAAAACTTGAGAGAGTTCAACCTCAAGAGAAGTACCGCCAACCTTGTAATTTTTTAATAATAAAAAATTGTGTTTTTCTGAATATATCATTTAACAAACTTATTAGGTAGTATGTCAATTAGAAGGTGGATTCTTTCAGTGTCTCCGTTATTCTCTACACTGTGGAGTTGGCTATTATTTATTTCCCAACAATCTCCAACCTTCATATTTTTGCTTTCTTTATTGACAAAGAAAAGAACATTCTCGTTTGTTGTTATTGCAACGTGATGACGTCTAACAGCACCAAGATAGTCTCTTTTATCTGTATGTTCTCCTACATTTTTATGTGCAGGAAGTTTAATAAAAATACATTTTCCAACCTTGCCCTCATGTAGTGACTCAAGTTTACTCACTATTGGAGCAAGAAGTTCAATCATATCAGACTGATCATTATTTACTTTTACATTGTATGGATCACCAACTGACCATCCAGCGTCATGATCATAAACAAAAACAGAATTTGTTTCTTTATGTACTTCATGAATTACCTGTCTTTGTCCATTAGCAAACCACTCATCAGAATATGTTGACAAGTGGTCTGCTATTTTTGATACATCAAAGTTACCATGAAACTTATAGTTAAAAGGCTCATCAACTTTGCTAATCATTTTTAGTCCTTTAATCTGTCTTGCTTTAACTTATCTCGTTCGTCAATAATGCTAATCATGAAAGACATCATACTATTGTAGCCATCTGGAATAGCCATGATCTTGTTGTAGTGGTGACCACAAAACATAAGGTCGCCAGTTATTCCTGTAACCTTAACCAAGGCCTCAGCATTACATCTATCACATCGATCTAAAGGTGATAGGAGCCAATCTTGCTTTACTTCATCTTTAATCATTGTAAACATTATACTACCGCTTTCTGTTGTCTGTGGAATAATAACCAGAGCCATTAAAAACAACTCCTACATTAGAGTATACACGTTCCAGTGGTAGATTGCAAGTTTCACAATCATACCCTGGATCGTCTTCTTTAATTGAACGCTGCTTGATTATTGTACCTTCGCATTTTCCAGTACAGGTATATTCATAAACAGGCATATTACTTCTTTTTCTTTTCCTTAACATACCAGACAGGTAGTTTTAATTCATCGCCAGACCACTCATACCCAAGTGATTTGACGACAAACTTAATTATCTTAATACGCATTACTTTACCTTGTTTCCAAACTTAGCCCAGACTCTTTCATGTAGAAAGTATCCAAGTGCTTCCCAACCAATATAAATAAGAGCACCAAGGCTTGCATACTCCCACTCTCCAGTAAATAAATATATTACTCCAGCAACGCCAACAAGGTGAAATGTTTCCCAACTTGCAGTCTTAAGAAGTGTCCTCTTTGTTGAATCCATTATAGTGCCACCGCAGAGGACTTGCCACCACCAGATGACTTCTTTGCTACTGGCTTAGCAACCTTTTTTGCAGCAGGTGCTGAAGGCTTAACTGGTGCAGGTGCTGCTGATAACTTGTTGAGTAGTGGAGCATTTTCTTCACCAGTATAAACTGGACGGCCCCAGCCAACTACAGCATTAACTAACTTCTTCTTGTTATTCTTTACATAACCACGAGTTTTCTCTACGCACATTCCTCCGTTGCGCTGATCTCCCTTTGCAGTTCCTGAAGTGTTTCCTTCAATAACTTGAATTGTCCCATCGCCATTGTTCTTAATGCAAAGACCAACATGTGAAATACGATTTACACCGTCTTCTGGGAAATCAAAATAGATCCAATCTCCTGCTTGTGGATCATCATTGCGAGCATCTGACCAACGCTCTGCTTTCTTAAACCAATCTGCTGCTGCTACTGTTGATGCAGACTTAGGAAATGACTTAACTCCCGCTGTAAATGCACACCAAGAAACAAATGACTGGCACCATGGTTGGAAGTTAACCTTAATCCATGCACCGTACTTTGTTTCGTTATCCTTTGGGCCTTCAATTGTACCCACTTCATTCTTTGCAACCTCAATGATTGCCTCTAAACTTCCTTTTGCTGACATGATTACCTCCTTATAGGTATCTTTATCTAATTATAGCATGCTGAAGACTATTTGTCCATCTCCTTGTACAGGTTTTTTAAACCTTGTAGCGTTCCAACATCCATATATCTTCCATCTATCTTAACAGACTTAATATTTAATCTATCATCTATCCAGTCTTGTATTTGTTTTCCTGGATGATCTTTTGTTGGGTCTAAGTACCTTATCATATTTTTACGAAGCACCATGATACCCCACAAATCTTCATGATCACAACCAACTACCTTATCTTTTGATTCAATAACTCTTCCATCACTTGAAACTAAAACCTGACCAACCCTACCCTTAAGGTCTTCTGAACAACTAAAAGTTCCAAGAGTCACGTCAGATTTATCTTCTTTTAAAACTTCTTTATATATATTCTTTTGACTATTCAAAACAAAAGTATCTGGCATACCTATTACTACTGTGTCATTGTAGTCCCCAATTAAAAACTTAACTGCATCTGACATTGTGCTTGGATCTTTTATGATAATCTTAACATTCATATCCATATTTTCAATTATTGGGGCCCACTCTGATCTTGTTGATATCCTTACTTCATCACAAACCTCAAGCATTTGCTCAACATGCCACTGCAATAATGATCTCTCGTCTGAAATAGGAAGGCAAAATTTTGGAATTCCTCCAACTCGTGAAGATTTTCCTGATGCTGGTAACACTCCTACTGTAGCCATTCATGGTCCCTTCTTACATCTATATCCCAAGAGCCCATTGTTAAAAACTGTTGTGACTCTTTAAGCAAATAATACTCTTTATTTTTTGCTTCTGTTACACCATAACGTTCATGAAGTTTTTTATCATTTGCTATAGTTTGTCCAGGTCCAAATGGGATCGTAACATCAACTGCATGACCCAAATAATTTAAAATCCAGGGATGATCTTGTTTTTGTATGCGTAAAAACCTTTCACGGTAGTCATCATCTTCATAGCGATATGGATAAAATCTTTCATCCCACAGTCCAACTTTTCTTATAACGTTTTCTCCAATAGAGAAAGCGCTAAATCCTTCTGTTGAGGTTACTATATTTGAGACATCGCTAATTTCAGAAAACTTTTTTAATGATCCTGGAAGCCAATGAGTATCTGCGGAAGAAAAGATCCAGTATTTTTTGTGTGGATATAACTTAATCGTTAGGTTCCAAGATCCAGCCAGGCCAAGATTAGAAGGCAAATTTAATACTCTTACATTTAAGTCTTTGCGCTTAGGAATGTATTCCTCTAAACCATTATTGATTATTAAAATTTCTTCAATAGGAAAGTCTATTGAATCTAGATTCATATCCAAAAGGTCATACCTATTTAAAACTGGTATAGACAAAACTGGTATCACTTACTCTCCTTTATTAAACAATTATATTGTATCATGCTGCCCCACCTGGCCTCGATCCAGGGACATCCGAATTAACAGTTCGGCACTCTACCAACTGAGTTATAGGGCAATGCAGGCCTTTTTAGTCGTGCCTAGGACTTTAATCTAGTTGTTGATGTATGAGACTGTGTTGATAACAATCTTTGGAAGAGCATTTAAATATTCTTGAAATGTTCTAGACTTGTTATTCTTTAAGTATGTTGCTGCTGAAACAACAGTTGCTCCTGATGATCCAGCAAGATTAAACTTGGCCTCAACAATATTTCCCTTATGAATTTCTATTGCTCCAAACGTAGCAACATCAAGACCAGGATTTAATGTTGCCTGACCGTTGGTAGCCTTTTCAAATCCAGTCTTTGCTTTGTTAAGCGCTCCAACTCCAATTACCCCTGACACACAAGATGGAAACCCAATAGCATTTGCCCTTGCATCGTTTCCTGTTGCAGCAAATACTGGAACATTCTTGCTATTAAGTAATGATACTGCATCTACTGTTGTTTTGTTTGATGCACACCATGTTGGAATATTAAGGCTAGACTGACTAATTGATAAAGCGTCAATGCTATATTTTTCTGCATTCTTAGATACCCAATTAATTGCACTTACCAAAGACTCTGCATCATTGCGATATGTTCCTACATTTGTTATCTCTACATATCTAATAAAAACAATCTTAATTGTAGGATCAGTTTTTAGTGCTGCTTTTACCATCCAGTCGCCATGATAAGCGCCCGTTGTGTTTAGGTTTTTTGGCCAAGATGATAGGTTTGCTGCGCCAAGTCCTTCCATGCTCTTTTGGTTATTAGGGCAGGTAGGTGTATACGTATTAAAACATACCTCATGAATAATCTGAGGGAATTGCTTTGAATCAATAGCGGTATCAATGATTGCCAATACCTTTTGATCTTCTGCTTGTGCTGGCTGTACTACTGTAATTAATAGTACTGCTGATAGTAGTGCTAGTAGTGTCTTTTTCATTTTTGTCTCTCTCTTAGTTGTTGTTATTCTTTGATTTTTAAAACTACTTGGCAAGGGTCTCCGCCTTCTTCCCATTCTGCTGCTTCTTCATCTGTCATATAAGGATCGCCCTCGTGTGTATTACAGAATGGTTCTGTTACCCATCCTCGCTCAATACCGTTTTCAAGCCAGATTTCAAACTCATCAAAATCTGATTCTATATTTTGAATGTCTTTTAGTATCTCTTCAAATTCTTCGTTCATATAATAATTATACCTTTAAAGACTTACAATGTCAACTGGGCCCATGCAGGATGGGTTAAATTTAATTGCAGCATTTACTGCTTGTAGCACTCTGTTCCTTGCATTTTTTTGTTTGTCTGTTGCATAAAGAACACCAAAAGCATATTCTGCCCCTGATCCCATAGCAAGATATGGAAGAGTGTATTTAGATAAAGACATATCAGCAGAACTGTGCTCGTATATTTCTCCACGAACTGCGATAATTAAACCTAGGTCTCCGTCTTTTGATGTGTCTACCCAGAACTCATTATAAAACTCACGGAGTTCTTTGACAAATTTAGTTTGCATAAACTTATCTGTGTCTTTAATATTTGGTGGTGTTGGTTTAAAATTATAACGGATTCTTTCTCCGTCCATTGCGCCTGCATATCCAATCAGATATGGACCAATTTTCCAAACCTTTGGGGCTTCCAATGCTAGAATAGTTCCATCATCTGATGCTCCACGATCTCCAGCCATGTAGATTTTATCTTCATGTTTTACTACAGCAATACAGGTCATGACAAAGCCCTCTCCAGATAGATATACTCAAGTATACCATTGCCCAGAGAGGGCTGTCAACTAAGGTCAATAATGACTAATTAGCCTTTTTGTCTACCGTTTTAAACGCATCATTGATCTCTGCCAATGTGAGTTTTCCATCGTCCAAAAAAGCCCTTGCCAGTCTTTCAATGACTGTTGCTACTCCTAATAGTCCTGCTAAGAATACTGCCTGAACTGTGTCAATTCCTACAACTGCTCCAGCACCAAGTACTGATAGACCAGATGCTGCAAAGACTGCTACGATTCTCATCAAGATATTAGTGATTGCCTTTTGTGGGTGCTCCTTTTTAGGAGGCTCTACTACCTTTTTAGTTGCCATATTTAGTCCTCCTTTCTTAGCGGGATTGTAATAAGCCATATCACTGTGGTTGCAAGTACTGCAATACCAACGATATCTCTTGCTGATCCCGTCAAAGTTAGCCATGCAATAAAGAAGCCAAGGAGGGTAAATGCCTGTGCAATTAATTCCATTCCTGCATCTTTAAACCATTTCATTAATCCCTTTAGCATTTTGCCTACTAGGTTTATGGCCTTATTGATTATTTTCATTTGTTCCTCCTTATCATTGCCCCTGCAATTTGTGATACGATTATCACTGGAACAATTACTTCTTGCGCTTTCTCTCTCTGATCATCTGTCATGTCGCTACCTAACTCAGAGAAATTAGATAGGAGTTCTACTGGGTCCACCGCAAAGACTGCTCCAATTGGATCTGCTAAAAATGCTTCTGTTTGTACTTCTGTTACTGCATCTGCTAATGTAAAGGGCATTGTTGCTTCTCCTGCATCCCCTGCTCTTTCTGCGAACTCAACAAATGCTGCTGCAACTGCAGGCTCTGATTTCATTATTTCTGCTACCTGTGCAACTTCAACTGCTGAGATACCAAGTTCTTCTGCAACTTCAGCCTTTGCCTCTTGTGTTAAAGACTTGAGGGTCTGGCTAACTGCTGCTGTTTGCTCTGGAGAAAGTTTGACTAACTTGTTATCCTTGCTTGTAAGGTTTGCAATAACTCCAGAAAGATCTTCTGAATTTCCTGTACCCTTTTGTGGGATAAGTGCTGCCAACTCTGCATCCTTAATTGCTGGATCAATATTTTCTGCTGGCTTAAAGTCTGGTCTTGGCAGTGGCTTTGGTTCTGGAGAAGGCTCAACAGAAGGCTCTGGTGTAGGCTCTGGCTTTGGTTCAGGGCTTGGTTCAGGAGTTGGCTTAGGCTCTTCTGGCTTTGTAGGTTCAGGCTTAGGCTCTTCTGGTTTAGTGGGCTCTGGCTTTGGCTCTTCTGGTTTTGTAGGTTCTGGTTTAGGCTCTTCAGGCTTTGTTGGCTTTGGTTCTGGCTGTGTTGGCTTGGGGCCAGGCTCTTCTGTAGCAGTATTGTTTGTTGGCTTTGGCTCAGGCTTTTCTGTTGGCGGTGGTGAAGGCTTTGGTTTCTCTGGTTCAACTGTAGGCTTTGGAGATGGCTCTGGCTTAGGCTGGTTTGCTGCAGCGTTTGCTGCTGCTTGAGCAATTGCTCTTTGAATTTCTCTTTTTGATTGCTCATCATAATAACGCCATGCATCATCAATTGCGCTATTGACATCATTAATAGCATTATTAAAATCATTTATAGCATTATTCTTTTCAGACAAAGCATCTGCTGTATCATTTACTGCGTTGTCATACTCAGATTCTTTATTGGCTAGTGTTTGATTTAATGAGTTTAGTGTTGCAACCTCTTGATTATATACATTTAATTTGTCATTATATTCTGACAAAGCATTATTGTAATCTTGTTGTGCTGCATTCTTGGTAGCAAGTGCTTGATCATAAGCATTTAACTGTGCTTGTGTTGGTCCAGACCCAGAAGAAAATGTTCCAAGGTTACAACTGAAACCTACGCCCCATCCACCAGTATAATCGCATCCTGCCCCAGTCCATCCTCCAGGAATTGCCCAACCAAGATGATATGATCCTGGTCCTCCACCGTTGTACCACCAAATTTCTACATTAAAAGTCTTATCTGTTGTAACATCATAGATTGGTGAATATGGGCTCCACTCTGCTCCCTGCTCTTGCCAATTATCAATAGCAAGTTGTCCGTCAATATACATCTTAAATCCATCGTCTGTGTTGCCTGCAAAATATGTAGATGTCCAATGATCTGGAACTTTTATTTGTCCAGTAAATTTAACTATAAAGTTTTCATATCTATTGCCACAAACTGGAAGTTGCATAGAATTTGAGTTCCAGGTACCAGAACAAATAACCCCACTTGGAGTTGCTATGCCAGGGAATGCTCTATATAAATGATAAACAGTATATGCCAAACCTTGTCCACCAGCAGATTGCATATTGGATTGGGCTGCCTGAAGGTTTATATTGGCTATGTTAAGAGCATCCTGTGCATCATTCTTTTCTTGCAAGGCATCCTCTTTGTGATCAAAGGCAAGTTCTACTGTTACGGTCTGGCCATCTACATTTGACTGGGCAAGATCTACCTCTTCTAAGGCTAGTTCTTCTGCTTCTATTGCATCTTCATAGGCTTGTGTAGCAGCATCTCTTACATCCCCCAGGTTTTTGGCATAGGAAAACTTGTTCTCTGCTATGTCAATCATATTAATTAGACCATCTTTATAGTCTAGTTTCTCTACTGCGCTATTGAGGTTTTCGATCTGCTTGGCTGCAACAGTTAATGGATCATCAGAATGGGCTTCTTGGGGGGCAATAAGTAGCCAGCCAAAGGCTAAAGTTGTGGCTGTTACTATTCGTAGTAGTCGTTTGATTTACCTTTCCCCCTTGCAGACTGATGTCTGATAGGATGATTATACCATTTTATTGCACAAAAAAGGGGCTACCGTAATTGGTAACCCCTTTAATGTTGGATTAATTACTTAAGCAAAGCAACCTTTGCCTTTGGATTCTTCTTGTTCCACTGAAGAGCCAACTTGTTAAATGCAGTCTTTACAGACTTAAGTGCAGCAGCGTTATCTGCTGTCAACTTAGCAATTGCTGCATCCTTAGCAACTACAACTGCATCGTGTGCAGTCTTTGCATCAGCAAGTGCCTTAGCAGAAGCAGCCTTCTCAGCAGCAAGTGCTGCATCTGAAGCAGTCTTTGCATCTGCAAGGGCCTTATCTGAAGCAGTCTTAGCATCGGCAATGGCCTTTGCAAGAGCAGCATCTGAAGCAGTCTTTGCAGCCACTGCATCCGCAGCAGCCTTTACAACTGCAGCATCTGCAACTGCCTTAGCAGCAAGTGCTGCATCCTTAGCAGCAGTCTGTGCAGCAAGTTCTGATACTAGATCACGAACTGCGATCTCTGCAAAAGGTGCAAGTGCACGAGCAGGTAGACCAACTACATCTGCAGTTGTTGCATCTGAAGCAGTTGTTGGAGCAAATGTAATAAGTGTGCGTGTTCCAGTTGCTGGAAGTGTTGCCTTAAATGTAGCAACTCCAAAGTCTGAAAGTGTAGCACCAGTTGTTGCTGTTGCTGTGTCTAGTGTTGCTGTAGCAGCAAAGACTGTTGCAGTAATTGACTTACCTGATACCTTGTTGCCAAATGTATCTGTTGCAGTTACTGTGATGTCCTGCTTTGTTCCAGCAGCGCCTGATGTAGGTGCAGAAACTGAAAGTGTATTGATCTTTCCAGCAGTTCCTTGTACATAGTATGTAAGGGTTGTTCCCTGGTTATTGATTACAACTGTACCAATTGCTGTTGTCTTTGTGTAGACATAGAATGTGGCAGTTGTTCCTGTACCAGTTGCAACTGTCAAAGATGATGATCCTGATGTTGCTCCTACTGGTGCAGCAGATGTGTGTAGTGCAGACACGATTGTTGCGTTTGTTGCTGAAACAGAAACGCTTGTTCCTACGTCAACTGTTGCGACGAACTTTAGTGCGTCCGCTGCGTCAACTGAATTGTCTGCAGGCACTGGCAATGATGCAGGCGTTGCAATTGCTGATGCAGTAGTGTTGGCTACAGAATCAAGCGATACAGCGACTGTCATTACAGCAGCACTTGCAGGTGTTGCTACGATTGTGCCCAAAGTCATGGCTGCAACCATGGCTAGTGCGATTTTCTTGAATGAATTCATTCGGTATTTCTCCTTATTTATAGTAGATTAAATCTATCCAGATAGTTTTTTACATCATCTGGCATAGGTTTATAGTGTATCACATTGTCCATACCCGTGTCAACCTGCTTAGGTCTGTCACTAATGGTATGAACTTCAATGACCTGATTTTGATCCTTTGGGGTATGAGAGATAGCCCCAAAGATTGCACCACACACAGCATCAGCCAAGTCCTTTGACTTTTTACGTGGGTGGTCAACTCTATCATTTTTCATTATTTTTAGTTGAGTCAATTCATCGAACAGAAGTTCTATTGATGGCATTGCAAGTCTTTCCTCATATACAAGCATAGCCATATCTTCGTAATGCTTTTTTGCAACAGAAACAGTATCAGTTTTCATTCCAACCTGCTTTAACTCATTTTGAATATCAAATGATTGCCAACGGTCAAACGAAACCATTCCAATATTAAATCCAAGCCTTCTTAGATTCTGAATCCATTGTTTAACTTCTGAAAGATTAACTGGACCCTCTACTTTTGGCTCCCACCAAGCAACAGCATCTACAACTACAATTGGTGCAACCTGTTCATAGTTATTAATTACCTGAATGTTTACCCATTTTTCTACATGTGCAATTGCTACCGCACACTTGTCATGCTTTTGTGCAAGGTCAGCGTGGACATAATAAACTTTATCTGGATCTGGCTTAAAGCCTTCATCAAATCTTCTAAAATTGTCTACAGGATTACGAAGAGTCATACAGTTTCTAACTTTATCTGCTTGCTTAAAAAATGCATCAGATGCAAAAGTTGGCACACAAGCAAAGCGTTGCATAGCATCACCCAGGTCAGTCATAAAAGCAATCTTAAAATCGTCAATACTTCTGGTTGGGTTAACCTCCCATGTTGGTCTCTTTAATGCGAACACTCCTGGATATTTATACGAAATGATTTGATCTTCATCCCACGAAATCTGAAACTTATTACTTTGATCTGTGTCTGGTAGCAATGGATTAATTATAAACTCATGGGTTCTTTCAATAACTTCTTTTTCAGCAATAACTGCATCATACTTTTCTGAAATAAAGTCTCCTGGATATCTTGGAAATGAAAGCAAAACAACCTTACCAAGATCAGGGAAGCGGGAGTCTACTGATCCACGGAATGCTTTATATATATTATCAGCAGTTTTTCCCTGCTCATTACCAGTTCCAACCTCAGATGCAAAACCAGAAATCTCATCAAGCACTGCAAGAAGAAGGTTCAAACCCTCATGAGACTCTCTTTCTGAGTGACCAGAATAGACAGTGATTGATTTATTAAATTCAATTGAGTCAGCCTTTGCATAATACTTTCCTATGAACCAAGGAGACCTTTCAATCTTAGATTTAAAACCTTTAAAGAAAACATTCTTTGCCTGCTGTGCGTTAATCGCAACGTTAATAAGGTCGATAGCATCTCCAGAAGGCTTACCAAAATACTTTGCTGGGTCTTTTAAACACAGAAGTTTATATACGATGTATGAGCATGCTACGGTTGATGTGAAGTCTTTTCCAGATCCCTTGCCAAGTTGCAGGATAATCTCGTTCTTGGTGTACTTCTTATAATACCTTGTTCCATCTTCAGTGCCAAGCAGATCTACTAAGTCTTCTTCTTTATAGATCTGGCTCATTGCTTCTACGATGTCATACTGAACCTGAGACAGAGGTGGCTGACCGAGATAGGA